AGCTTGAGAACTATCTGCCTGAATGAATACTTCTTCCTCTATTATCTGAGCAGAGTGAAGACCCCATGATGCATTATATATTTCTATATGTGAATCATCTGGAATATACATTCCTCTAATATCAGCACCAATATCACCATGTTTAGTCATGGTTTGAAATGCAGTGCCTAATACTTTATCTTTTTTCTTCCCATTCTCATCTGTAACTTCAATGATTGGTCTAATGGGAGGGTCTTGTTGACCTGTGGATGTTCGTCCAGTATCAAGACAGGGAAAATAGGTAGTCCGCATTCTTCCGTCATAATCCGGCATAGCCATAAGATAAGTCGAAATACTTTTCCTGACTCTACGGTTCTCCAATATAAGTTCACAGATTCTACGGTGTGATTCATCTCGCTTATTCCAGACGGATGCCGAGTTAAGCAAAGCAGTGATATCTTCTTCACCAGTAGACTCCTTACGTGGAAGTTTAAGATTATCCCAAAGTAGAGATTGCATCTGTTTAGGACTATTGACATTTATCTCAGTTCCAACTAGTTTAAATAGTTCATATCTAAGTCTTTCATCCCACTTAATATACTTACGCAATAGTTGATCGCGTTCAGGATGGTCCATTCTAAATCCTTGTCTTTCAATGGACCAATAAAGGTCAGGTAATTTCATTAGAAAATTTTCAAAGAATGAACGCATACCCATTTCATCTAAGTCTGCATTCATACTCTCATCTACTTCAAATGTGACACAAGCGTCTCTTGCACATCCGAGGAGTAAGTCTGTGATTGAACCTTGATACATACCCTCGTTTTTGTAGAATGGTTCTTCTGTATATAGACTCGTATTGAATGCGAGCCCTTTAGGCAGTTCAGGATTGATCGCGTGAGCCTTGAGCATAACGTCGCTCGCGAGACATCTAATAATGAATCCAAGTCTTTTGATTTTATCTCTATCGTAATTGAAGTTTTGTCCGACGATTTCTGCTTCATATAACATCTCCGCTAATATAATCCAACATTGAACTAAATCTGTGTCGGGTATTGATGAAATACCATCCACATTCCAAAGTGGAACTGTCATACCATGATTTTTATTAAATGCAAGACCAATACAAACAGGTATACAAGTTCCATTAGCTTCGATATCTACTGATAATCTTAGTTTACCTTTATATCTTGTGCGAAATTCTGCTAAATGTGCTGAATTTTTACATATTTCAAGAGTTCGCGAGGGTAGAGTTAATTCATGGAACTTGGATTGGTTGTATGCTCTATTGATATCAAAGAGCATAATCTGACGATTCCAATATCCACGAAATTCTACATCCGTCGCTTGCCATGAAAGATGTGCTGGATTATATGTAGGAACAAATTTATTTCCCATTCCGAATAGAATGGAACCACGATATGAACCTATATCTGTTTTACCTGATAAAGCCCATAATGCAGTCTTGCCTAACGCGAGGATACAATTAGGTTTAACACCATTAATCTCATTTTGTAAATCTTCTAACTCTTTCTGCATATCAATTCCGACTTGCTTTGCGCGTGTCGGAAATGGTATTTTCTTCTTCCCGGTATTTGGTGGAACTTCATATTTACAAACGTATGATAACCAACAATTATCTTTCTTTATTCGACTATCAGTCAATAATTGTTGAAGTTCTTTTGCATCAGTGAACGCGCGTTTCGTACTCAAATCTCTAGGAGATGGAGATTCTCCTAGTATCATTAGTTGTGCGCCTAATGGACCGCTACCTCGAACGTATTTATCTTCGTCCATTTATTATTTCTTTTGTTTAGAAGCACAATTATGACAAAGTCTAGTTCTATGAATTAGTCCTGGCATAGCAGGTTTAGTCTCCCAACTTAAATGACAATTAGGACAAGTATTCCATGTTTGATTATCTGATATTTTGTCACTAATAATATCTGGTTCATTTTGTTTTTTCCGCATAAATTCTCTCTAATGCTTCTTCTTGTGCTTGTGAGAGTTGCCACCTATTGGCAATACGGATAGTCATATCATCAATAAACTTAGTTTCCCAATCATTTAATGAATCTGACGCTTCAGTTAAAATAGTATTTAACCAATTTTCTATTACTTCATGAGGTTGAGGTTTCCATATTGGTGCCATCTTATTTACTCCTATTGTCCATTAAGTTTCTTAATGGCCTCTTGTCTCGATTTACAATTTCTTAATTTATCGTCTATATGAAAAGCAGTCGCGAGGCGTAAATTTTCAGATGCTAATCCATTACTACAATTAAACTCTTTAGCAGTAGCTCTAATTGTCCAACTCTTCACGCGATTGCACATAGCAAGGTGATATATTTCCATAATCATCACTCTACCTTGCCACGTCTCTTCTTGGTAATAACGCTCAGGGAACGTCATTCCATCTGGCCTACTACTTTTTGTATTTGTTTCTTAATTTTTTGCACTTCCCAATTAATATTATTAGCCCATCTATAATGTTTCTTCTTCCATACCTTTCTATTAATAGATTCAATAGTCTTAATAGACTCCCACATTTCGGCCCATTCATCTTTAGTCAAACTCATTACTTAATTCTCCTGTAATCAGTTATGATTATGGCTGTAGTAAAATCACGTTCTTTCTTTAACATAGTTCGATAAAATGTGTCATCCCGTTCAAATAGATATTCAACATAAGGCATAACTCTAGCCTATTCAGCCGCAACTATTTGGGCTAATGATATTCCCGGTCTATATGAGGGAATGAATATTTTCTTATTATTAGGAACCCAAAGTAGCCGCTCAATATCTAATTCATGAGCGGCTACCCCGAGTGCAGTAAGACTATATAGAAACTGCCTTCTGTTCATCCTTGACCACACGAATCTTTATTGCACGCCAGCCTTTACCTTCTATTTCTACTGGCGTAAATTCCACTTTCATCCCATTCTTCAGTTCCTGAAACTTAAAAGTATCCTGCTTCAGTGATGTCCAGTGGAAAAAGATACGTGTGAACTTAATCTCTTTTGATGAGATAAAACCCCATCCATCATCAGAGATTTTAATAATTTTACCAATTACTCTCTTTTCTTCTTTAGTAGTATTTTCGACATGTAAATTCTCAGCTTCTATATCGCCTTTGAGAATATCACCAATCTTAGTCACAGTTTTATTACCCCCACTCACAATCGAATTTAGGAAGCACACTGCCTTATGCTTCTTAATAGTTAATGGGCAGTTATTTTATCCTTATTGGTCCACTTTTTCTTCATAGTCTCACTGAACTTCTTTCGTTGTTCTTTTGTCCATATCCTAATTTTCTTATCCTTATTCCAAGCCTGCTTTTTAATCTTATATGATCCCCTCTTCTTATTAGAAATGGGACTAAGATTATCAAGTAGACTTTTCAGTCCAAGGTCAATAAGAGCAAGTTCCTGAGTTCTAGTGAATTTCATACTATTTACTCCTAGTTACTAACGGTTAACTAACAAGTTTATATAGTGACTAACGCCAATGCAGGATCAGTGAAGTATTTCTCCATGAATTTATCTAGTTCTGCCTTAGTTGGTTCTACTATCTTATCATCAGTAAGAACTAGTTTTGGCGATGGTGCTTCTTTAAGAATGTGAAATTTTTTCACATCTTCTGAAAGTTGAACTTTGGTAGTCGAAATGTTCATTGAATCCCATGAACCTTCTATCCATATCTTTTTATATTCTAAGTGATATGGATAGAATAAATGTCCAAAATTCGTTCTATCAGTTAATTTTCCCTTATCCATATCAAAATCAAATCTAATTGGAGAGACCAGTTCGTCACAGTCAAAATCAATAATGAATTTAATGACTATTTGAGGTGTGGGAAATTTATATATTTTATGATCATCCACAACTCTAAAAACATAATTACCAATTAACACTTCATAGTGATTAGGCACAATTAAATTTAATGTACGAAGCATTGCTAATGCAACTGGACATTTCTTTATATTTCTCTTCACTCCACATTGAATGTCTTTATCAGTGACATCTACTTGTATCATGTTCATTTCATTTTTCCTTATACTTCATGCTTCACTTTTAAAGCACGGCGATTAGCATTGTGTTTAAAACTAGAAAACTTAAGCTTGTTTGTTTCTTTCCAACCCCACCATTCTTGAACATTGTATTGCGCGGCATCGAGAATGCACATCGCGACGAACATAGTAGTTTCTCCAACACCTTTAACGCGAGCGATTGAAAAAGGGTCAGTTCTAAATAATTGTGCCGTAGTGGTGATATTTAATTTGCGCAACACTTTCTGAAGAATTGTGGTTGCTGTGAAATTAGCACAACCTAATTCTTCTATCATTGAACGTCGAGTGAATAATAGTTTTGGACCAATATCCAGAATTACTTCATCGAGTTTATCCGCGAAGGTCTTTCCAATAGTAGTCTCTACTATATCTCTAGTTAACATTAATCTGTCTCCTATCTCCTACTTGATAATTAGTAAAAAACGGAGCCACCCACATTATACGGCACATTGTGCTACGTTGTGAGTGACTCCTATTACTATACAGCTTTCTGGCCTCATTCTAGGCATTACGAGATGTCCTAATCTGTATCGCTAATTAGTAGATACAGGTTTAAGGTTTCATCACTGATATTTGTCCGCCATATAGTAGGTCTCGTTGTTATTCATCTGAAGTTGTCGGTTCAGAATTATCATCGATGTCGTCATCGTTGTCATCGTCATCATCGGAATCATCATCATCGATGATATCCTCAGAATCAATAACATCTGTAACTTCTTCGATAACTTCATCCTTGTCAGCAATCTTCTCATCAGTTAGATTCATTGTGTCACTCCTTAGTTATAGATAGCGTTATTGCTATCCAATCTTGTCACTAATAACTATGCAGCCGAAACCCCTTCGCGAGGCGTGCGATACTTGTGATTGACACGATTAATAAGGCGATTCTGCCATGTATCGTTTTCCACAAAGATATCAACCTCGCGTCCTTCCGCAGACTTTAAATCGAAACGTGTTCCAGCTTTAACGTCCACACCGAATGCCTGCAAGAATCCAACTGCAAAGCCAATAGCTTTAGAGTTGAAATTCCAATCAAGCGGAATACCAGCAAATTCAATGTCACCACTATCACCATGAAAGAGAATAGTTCCCTCGACGGGATAATTAGTGGAAGGTCCCTTCTCAGAAGCCTTTGCGGGTGCCTCACCTACAGTTTCGATTCTCACACGATACCAACCAGGTGTGACAATCTTTCCACGGAGTAAATCTCGCTGTCCGAATTGAACTACAGCCATGTTTCCTCACTTTACGTCGAACGACGGTGTGTTGGTTGTTGGTGTTGATGGTTGATTAGGTGTTGTTGGTTGTTGGATTCTCTGTATAGGTTGTTCAGCCTTCAGTTTCTGTATTCCGGGTAGAATCCACTTCTCATACAACGGTTCGCTATTGAACAATATTTTCCTTTCGAGTGGAAGGGAAGTTCTGGCATAATCATTCCCGGTATGTTGTGTGAACAGACCGAACTTCCCTTCACCAGAATCAATATTGAAATCAGCTTCAATATTGAAGTGATAGACTTCCGTCATATAAGATGCAATCTTACCGGAAATCTTATCGCCACCTGTAATGATGACGCGAGAATGATGGGTGAGCTTATTTGTATCATTATCCTTATTTCGCTGTCCAACTACATGAGCGATTAGGATAATGTTTACTTTATGAAATTTGTGAATGTCTTTGAGTAATGCGATTAATTCTTGAAACGCGGAGGCTTCCGCATTGTATTCTTCGATACCGGGAACGTAAATATTACCTATCTTTTTACCTTTACCTTCCCCTTCACCCTGACCACTACGTTTCATTTTAATAGTTTCGCGATTCATATTGTCCCCGATGGACGTTATTGAATCCACGATAATTGTCTTGAATGGACAATCAACTTGAAGCTGTTCTAACTTAGCTTTAGGTTTTGACCAGTCAACATAATCATCGTAGACAACTTGCTTTGGATTAACTCCCCATTTCTTCATGGGCATAGTTAATGCTTCCATTTTCTGGTCTGTCGATATCCAATATTGTGGTGTTGGATATGATAGAGCAGCCGTTGATTTGCGAGTGCCCGGCTCACCTTTTAACATGGTGAATAGGACATCAGAATTAGCTTGGTCTAATGTTGGCATCTTTATTTATGTCCTATTTCTTTCGTATTATAATTAAATACGACGGGGGTCTTTTTGAAATTCTCTGTATTGCTGTTTCATTAACTTCGTAGTATTTCGAATATTGTTATTCCTAGCATTCCCACTACTATCAATAGCAATAGTATGGTCAGTAAGTCCGAACCTGTCCATATCAGTTTTACTAATCCCTTGAGCTTTGACGAAATCTTCAAGTTTAATCTCCATGTTCTATTCTCCTTTGTATCCATTCCGTATTCATACGGTTACGGTTACGAGGAATCATAGGCGTAAGTCTAAGTTTTAGCTCCTGTAAGAAATTCTGCCAACGCTTCCACATCTTTCGTGTCCTTTCTTACAATACAGTTATTGCAATGAGGTTTACCCATTGGCTTATTTGATGAACCATGCAACGTTTTTCTAGTAATTAACATTGGTTCGCCACATCGATTGCATTCGCAGAGTTTTCCTTCCGCGAGATGAATAGGAATATAATGAGAGCATGTTGGCTTTATGCATTTATAGACAATGTATTCCTTATCCGGGTCATTGGAAAGGTCTACTTTTCTATATTTATGAAGATGATTATCTGCTTTTGCCATGATTACTTCTTCTCCTCAAATACGGTTGTCCTAACTACACGAACAATTCGTACTGGATAACTCCTATTTGGATTCTCTTTAACATAATGCATTGCATCTTTCTGTTGCGAGGCAACATGTAAAAGAGTCCATTTCTTAGTGTCAAGTTTGACCTCGACATTATATACTTTATTCATTAGTTAGTCTTCATCATTAGTTGGATTCCATTCAGGTCCGACATAGAAATGAAGTTTAATATTTTCTTCGCGCATGTCTGGGTCGCCAGAACAGACATCTTCATAGAAACCACAGTTACCATATTTACTTTCACAATGAGTAAAATTAGGAGGCCAATGACCAGTTTCCGCATACATTAAAAGTAATTTGGCGTAATATGGTAATGTCTCTGATTGCCATTCGATGAGTCTACCTGCACTATAAGATACAGGAGTTCTCATGAATCTTTCTTCGGGTTTTAAAGTTGTTTGAAATCCAATTTTGTTAATAATCATTTGGCGAGTTTCCATCATGATACACTGTCCCATGAATTGATTATTCATGGAATTAGTATCACGTCGCTGACTCATAGTTTTATGGTCAACAGGAAATACACCTTGATTACTATCAATAATCCAATCAAGTTTAGATTTCCACATGATACGAATTTCATCGTCCTCATATAGAACTCTACCTTTAACTACTTCTACTTCTAATGGAACCCAATGGTCATTTCTATAAAATTGCTGATAAGCATCGCATGTATCAAGAACATACTGCCATCCGATACGCTTAGGCTTATCAGTATTATCCTTTGGTGTATTCTTAACACCAGGAAACTCATTGGATTTATGTCCACATAATGGTTTAGATTGTTCACTAGATGGTTTAAAATCAGAACAATTAGGACATCCGCGAATATATAATTCGGCCGCGGTCATACCGAATCCTACAGCTTGTTCTCGTTTTACGCCATTAATGATTGTTCTATAGAAATATTCCAGAAAGATATGAACGATAGAACCAGCTTCGAGAGAATTGGATTTACCATTGATTGATTGTAAATTAAGATTGAACCTGAAATCAGTGAGACGCGCGCAGGCCATTAGACTAGTTAGAACTGTCGCATCGAATATGATATTCTTTTTACCGCCCATAGGAATATCCACTATGGACTGAATATCAACATCGTTACTTATGGTCTGATTGTCATTACTCATTAATCTTCATCCTGACTGTTATCACGAAATTCAAAATTCATTTGATGTTCTGGATTTTCAATCATATGTTTATGAGCATCACTAAAACTTTCAAATCTTATTTGTTTATATTCTTTGAATTTGGGAGAATCACT